CTAAGTGCTTTATTAATTCTTGAATCTGGATCTCTTGCTGTTTTAGCAGAAGTTAATCTTTTTTTCATTCCACCCATTCGTGCACAAAATGATTTACGTCTTGAACTGGTTTTTGATTTAGTGGGTGCTTTTAATGTACCCCCTGTTTCTCTTTTATAACTAGCTCTTCCCGCTTTGTTTAATCCACCTGAAGGATTCTTTCCTTCTTTTCTTTGCCAAGCTGCAGTTCGTCCACCGCTTTGCATTTGACTTCTTTTAATAGCTTGTTCTGAGGGTGCACCTTTCGCACCTTTTTTACGCATCTTTTCACCACGTTTTCTTTTTTGATGAATATTATACCAAAGCCCTTTACGAGCTACTTTACCTTCTTTAGTAATATGTGTACTACCACCTTTGGCATACATCACTCTTCCATGTCCTCTTAATGAAATATCTCCCATTATCTCCGTCCATCCGGTTGGGTATCTAATCTAAAAGTTCCTAACTTCCAACTTTGAGATGCACCCGTATTATCTATTTTTAATTGTACAGCACGCGCACGCGCTCTGCAACTTTGATATGTCGTTGACGTTGTAATCGTAAAAGGTCCTAGTGAAGAACTAACATAATTGTCAGTTGGATAATTCTTTAAGTTTAAAGTCACTTGAACATTACCACTTTGAGCTAAGAAATCAGGAATAAATCTTCTAATCGACATAATATATTCACCATCACCTCTAAAAGTAATACCTTGTTTATCATCTTGTGTAATATCAAAATCTCCAGATGAGATACTAGCCAATACATTTGTAGTTGCTCCTGTAGCTAAGACCTGATCCGTTCCTTTTTCATGTTGATAGAAGGTCGTTGCACCTTCATTATTACCTACAACGTAAGTATTCATAGTGGATGCTACATCAGTAGCAGGTGCATAAGCGGTTGCGTAAGGTTTTCCAAAAACAGAAGAATCTGACCAAGTCGTTCGAGCAAAATCGGTGTTGGCATTACTTACCCAAATAGGTCTTTGTAAAGTAGAATCTAAATAATTATAAGAAACCATTCGGTTAACTTCTTCCGAAGAAGACGTTGGATAAAACCACATAATTTCTCCAAAGAGGTTATTCAAACCACAGAAAATTAAATCTCTTGGACGTGTATTAATATCATCATAAACATAGTCTTCGACTAAGCATTGCATTGATTCTAGTTTACCGGTGTATCTAAAGAAACCATTTTCAGACATCCAATAAGCCGTACCATCAACTTCGATCGCGGCGTTCTTACCAATCAATCCACAGTTCGTTCCTACTTGTTCAAATGAGAAAGTAAAAGGTTGACCCACATATCTCATTAAATAAAGCGCGGTGTCAGTCCAAATATAAAGAGCGTCTCGTCCTCTAAGGGATCCCATGATCCGTGATCCGTCAGTCAATCTCTGTGTACCAGCAGTATTGGTTGCTGTGGGAGTATACTCGGTTAATGATTCTTGAGTTCCAAAACGAATAAACATTGGGTCTTGAGTTGTGGCATCTTGAAGTGTGGTTTCCGTACCAAGGAACACTAAGTGTCTATCCGGTGTGGATACAATCACGTGTCTAGATTTAGTTGGGACCTGCGTACCACTAATAGCCGTGGCGCGTGTTGAAGTAGCCGCGGTTAAAGAAGAATCCCATTCAAAAGCTCTACCATTATAAATCATGGCAATAACAGTTTGGCCAAAACTATCAATAACCCAGAGCCCCGGATCAATGGTAAAGTCAGCACCTGAAGCTTTGCCCCATCCAAAATAACTTGTAGTATTGGTTACCGTTGCACCATCTGAGTGAGAAGCTTTACTTGTTCCTCTGACTTCTCTTGCGCCGCCACTTAAAACATTTGTTGTGGTGTTGTTAGCAGTAAAACTAATTTCTTCAGTTCCAATTAAAATATAACCTGGATTTGATACACTGACATCGGTTGGAAATTGAGAAGAGTCAGCTAAAGTAATTGTTGTTACTGCATCATTAATCGCTCCATCTAAAGTTGATGTAACAGCGGGTGTTGCAGTTCCAGCCCATTGTCCTGTACCCCATCCATGACCGGCTGCTTGTTGTACGGGTCCAACGGGATAATAAACTTGAATTCTAATTCCACCTGAAGTTGATGCTCCCGCTCCTCCTTCATTAGCATCCATGGTAATAGTAAAGGTTGTAGAACTCGGTACGGTTTGCACCATAAATTTTTTATTATCAAAATCATCAGCGTCATAATTCGATCCAGTAATAGTTGTAAAGTTATCAAATAAAACAATATCACCTTGACTTAATTGTAAGTTGGTAGATGTTGTAATTGTAACAGTGGCTGATCCATTCGTTGTAGTGAAAGCATTGGTTTCAGTAGTTGTAGATTTAATGGGATGAATATCATAGAAAGCTCCTCCACTATAGGCATATAAAATTCTATTGGTTCCTATAATAGCATACTTGGTTCCATCATTATTAACAACGTGATGTTGAGCTCTAGCCGCTCCTATTAGAGTATCATCACCCAGTTGTTCCCAACCACCTATTTTTTCAGGAGTTCCATAACGAAATCTTACGTTCTCTCCTCCTTGCCATTGGAATTCTCCTCCGGTTGGAGTGACTTGTTTATTGAATCCTGGTAAAAATCCTATCTTTTGTAGCATACAAAAATCCGTTTTTCTAACAAATATACTACATTTTACTAGATATCAACATCTTAAATAAAACCAAGCCATCCAGTAATGATATATTTCTCATGTTTCTTGCTTATCTGACCTCTGTGGGTATGAGTAAAATCAGTAGGCCACATTAGAGTTAAACCTTTCTTAGCTGGAGTGGTTAATTTTTGATATTTGAAATCGGTACCCCCATCTTTAACATTATTTAAATAGGTCATAAAAACTAAACATCTATTTGTATTACGTGAGGTTCGTTCACAGTGCCATGTGTAAAAACCTTCTTCCGGTTTATAATATTGAATCTGACAAGGATCTACCATGCCATATCTTCGATAAAGATAATGAACTTCTGGATAACGTTTTTCATACAAAGAAATAATTTGTTGTAAAAAATCAAAATAAGCGTTTGTTGTTGGATGATCACTATCAGGATTAATAACTAATTCAGTAGCAATTTTAGCTGCGGGCTTTACATCTTCCCCTGGTAATAAATGAGTAGGATCAGAAGCTAAATTTCCTGGACTATGAAACTTAGGATGTTTTTTATACAGAGTAATTAAATCATCACAAATTTTAGGAGGAAGATACCAACCCCCAATTCCTGTATTAAGAGGTAAAGGATAAGGTTTTAATTTTATTTTCTTTGGAACCATTGTGGTAATCCTAAATGAGGACGAGCATCATATAAATTTTCTTTTCCATGAATAGTACTTGCACGATTATAATGTAAAAAAACTTGAGAACAATAATCTCCTTGAAAAGGTTCACGCCAATGTTCTAAATCACATCCATGATAAAATAATAAATCACCAGGATTTAAATTTATTCGAACTCCTTTGTTAGGATTGGGTTTAGTAATAATTTCAGTTAATGAAATTACTTTCTCCACGCTACTTTCACCTGTTGGATCAATAAAAATAGGCCATGGATCACCGCCTAAATTAAGGGTGCATGAAATTTCACAAGAAAATCTATCTTTATGTCTAGCTAAAATATCTCCCGGTTTATAAATACGCGCATAAGAATAAGTACAGGTCAAGGCTTCACCAGCTTGTTTTTCCATCAAAGGTTGAAGCCCTTGTAATAAAGTATCCATAGCTGGATCTCCGTACAAAGCATAAGTATGGGGAACTTGTGAATCCAAAAAGGTTCCTGCTTCACTAGAATAAGGATTAATATATCTATGTTGTAAATAGGTTTTATAAACCTTACGTTTTAAAAGTACATATGCATTGGCAAAATCTGCAACTGCCTTAGGTATTACTTTTTTAATGATTCCGTACTTTTTCATCTTTGTTTAGTATTAAAGTTATTATTAATTGTTAAACTGCTTTCTTGAGGTTTAAAAAATAAATCCTTTGGAACAAATTGAAGATTAAAATGAATAAATCTAAATGGTTCCACCCCTAGATCAACTGGAAATCCATGAGTAAGATATGCCGGAAAAATAATTAAATCTCCCGGGTTGGGTTTATAATGAATCTGAGCAGAAGCTGAATTAGATTTAGTAGAATCTTTTAATGGAAGCTTCGTCATTAATGCTCCTGGACGAGGATCTGTGAAGACAGGATAGGATGAATATTTTCCAACTTTTAAAAAGTAAAAACCCGAAACATGACTATTATAATGAACATGACTATCATGCCAGCCGCCCCCTTTAGCTCCAAATTCTTGAACCCAACATTCAGATAAAAAAGGTTTTTGATCTTTTAAGTCAAAGCCACATTGTCCTAAGAAATCTCCAGATGCTTGAATAAAAAATTGTATTAAAGGTTGTAATGCTGGTTCATTAATTAAAGTTGTGGAATGATGACTAATGCCAAAATCTCCAATTTTTTTCTTTAGTTTTTTATTACGATATTTAAGATCAGCTGCAATATTTTTCTTGGCTTCATCTACGTATGTATCCGTTGCTTGAATACTGGCTTGAAGATAAGAAGAAAAATTACCATGCCATATAGGGGTTTGAAAATAATCAATAGAATCAAAAAAAGGAACACTCATTTAAAAGGTTTTCCTAGATTCCAGCAAACTAAACTATAACGCGTTCCAGTTATTACTGGTCTTACTCGATGAAAAACAAAGCTTGGAAAAACCACAATAGATCCTTTAGCTCCAATCTCAGTACAAATTATAGGTTTAGACTTAGTGTGGTTTAAAAAATTAAATTGTAATTCTCCACCTTCATAGTCTTGACTATCTGATAATGAAACTGTCATGGAAAGTTTTCTTATTTTACCATTAAAGTTTTTATCGTTGTGATCAGCATAGGGTTTTTCATTACTATCACAATGCCAATCGTAGTGCTGGTTTAATTGATAATGAGTAAACTGAATAAACTCATGATGATCATATTCAAAATTCCATTCCGCTAACTGATTCGCTTTGTCAAGATAAGGCTTAAGTTCTTTATAAATCCAGGGATCATCTAACCAGGTTATGGAAGAATTACGAATTTTATTTAAGTTCTTTGTTTCTTTAAGAGTTAAAGGATGAGTTTCTACATTTCGGCCTGTGCCTCCAACAAGAGCGGGGTGTTTTTTATGTTGTAATCCATATTTTACAATATCATCACATAAATGCCCAGGTAAGGCAGCGGTAAAATACCAATAATAATGAGTTAGTTTCATTTATATTCTTTATAGTCTGCAGTTGTTGTTAAAAAAACATTCATATTATCACTTTTATTTTTTGTAATAAAATATCTTTGAGTAGCAGGAAAAATTATAAATTGATTTGTTTTTAAAGGAATATGCCAACTTCTATTAGCTCTTCTATTATCATCATACTCCATTACAAATTCACAAGAATCCGGGGCTACATCTACACAATAGATATAAACATAATCTGGAGATTCATGTAAATTAAGTGGATTAATTAAATTCCGAGTAGGAGAGCGTTCCATAGGTTGATAAATATTTCCCCACTGTTCCTTAATAATTAAAACTTTATTATAATCTAATCTAAAAAAATCACGAACATAATCATGAAAAAAAGCCAGAGATTTAAAAGATCTAAATCTGTAATCTTCATAAGCATGGGTTTTAGAATTATTACTCATGCGATTTCGTAAAACAAATCCTTCTAAAAGTTTCACACGATATTCATCTAAAGGAAGTTTGATGGTGTGCACCACATCCGTGTAGAGATCTATTTGACTTAATACTTTCTGCAACATTATAATTTCCAGTTGTTATAGGTGTCTATTATAGACTGTGGTAAATAAAAAGCAAGTGAATGATTATGCTTTATAATTTTATCTGTTCTAATATGATGCAAAGGACTATTTATAACTGTATCATCATACATTACATCATTGACACAAAATTGATTTAAATCAATTAATGAATGATTAAATAAAGGAATGTCTAAAAATTTATAAATTTTATTAATGGTTTGTTTGGGATTAGTAACAAAAGTTTCATAATGTATAATTAAAGAATCTTCATTTAAAAGGTTTTTATAAGATAGCCATGCTTTTCCTACCATCCCATCCTCTTTCATTAATTCATGACAACGACTTTCTACATCCCTAGGTTTTTCAACTCGAATAAAAGAAGCTAAAATTTCAAGTAAAGGACGAACTAATATTATAAACTTTAAAGGAGTATTTAAATAAGGTTGAATAGATTTTAATAAATATAGACTATCTTTAGTTCCCCACGTTCCTCGGTCTAAAATATATTTAGCTCTCCAATGATGATAATAACAAGGAAAAACATTATGAATAATATTATTTAAAGAAGGGGCATCAGGAAAATTTTGAAATACTTCGGTAGTGTAAAGCTTTCTAAGTTGTAAAAAAATTTCAGGCACTAAACTATTTGCTCCTACAGCCACATCTGGATTTTGATTTAAAATAGTCGAAAGAAGGGTATTTCCAGCTCTAGGTAATCCACAGAAAAAATAAAATTTTTTACTACCCGGCATGAGGTACCAGTGTTAAATACGTAGAAATAATATAACGATCTTTCTTTTCCGCGCATGCATGACCTTGATGAACATGTGTGTAAGCGGTAGGAAAAATTAATCCACGACCAATTTTAGATACAATATGATTTCCTTGAATTAAAAACTCAGTCCCTTGGGTATGGTTAGATAAATAAATAATAATTGCAGCAATTCTTAAAGGATGATCTAATCCATGATCACAATGCCAAGTAGAAAATGCGTGGTTAGGTGGATAATGTTTAAAACGAGGCATCGAACATTCCCAACGATCATAAGTAAAATCAACGGTCGGATATAATTTTCTATATGCCTTTACTAAAAGATCAATTTCGTTTTGAATTTTTTCAAAACTAAAATCATGAAAGTAATACTGACCTGGTTTATAAAAATTTTTTTTGGTATGGGGAATAAATTCTTCTATAAGGTGATTACATTTATCCACTGAAAAAATATTATCTTGAAAATATATAAAACTCATAATTTCTGGGATACATCATACAAGATATTAACTGAAACACATAATCTCACTTTTGAAGTTCCATAAAAAGGATACGCCGAATGACGTAATTTAGAAGGAAACATTATAATACTTCCTTCGTCTTTTTTACTTAAAGAAAGTCTATGAAACATAGGGGCTCCAAAAATATTGGTATAAGTAAACTCAAATGTTCCCGTACATTCACTATAGAGATCATCTCTTAAAGAACGTGTATTATTTTCACCGCTGTTATATGGAATTTGCATCCACAAAGAATAACTATAAACTCCATCATGGGTATGACTAGGAATAAATTGGCCGGCGCGTTGAACATTAATCCATGGTTTTTCTAAAACATAAGGAACATTTTTATTAAGAGTTCCTGTATCACCTAAACCAGGAAAATATTCATCGTATTCTGCTTTTAACCCAAAAATATAATCAGTTAAAAGTTTTATGTTTTCAGGATTAGAAAGATAATAATGATGAGCTACCCCTGGACCTTTTAAGCCAGAAGTTTTTCTAATATTTTTCTTTTCTGCTTGTTGACATTCTTTTAATAACTTTTGATAAAGAGAAGTAGGGATTTTTCTACGCAAAAATCCAAAATTATTAAGTAAAACAGGATTACCTCTCTGATTAAAAACATTGTCAGTCAATTTTTCCTTTCTTTCTATTTAAATTTTATGGTGCGGGTATTACCGTTTTTTTCCAATTTGGAATACTTTCGTCCCATTCATATAAATTTTGTGAGCCATCCGCTTGACTTCCTGCATCCGCAGGCAATGGTTCGGGAGCTTCATAAATTCCTTTACTTTCATTTATCACCCAGCTTGGATGAGGAGATGCTGCGTCAATAAAGGCATCTCTAGCTGCATCATATTTCATTCCAACACCCGCATAATTTTTTCTAAATGCTTTGGATTGATCAGCAGACGCACTTCTTACTCTGTTTTCGTCTTCTGTGTAGTGTACTCCATGTATCGTATTATAAGATGTTTGTTTCCATAAATGAGCAGGCCAGCCATGAATACTTTCTAAAAAAGATTGACCATCCGCTTCTGTTGGAGCATCAGCATTATCTACTGTGTGTACTCCTAATACTATATTTTCCTCTGATATTTTTGCAAAATGTGCCATTATGCTACGAAACTTCCATCTCCAGTAAAAGTATGAATTGTATCCGATCCGCTTGTTGATGTTGTTCCAGATGTTGAACAAGAACACGCTGTTAATCTTCGAAGAATTACTACACCTGATCCTCCAGCACCTGATGGGAATCCACCTGCGGCAACTCCTGGGGCTCCTCCGCCACCGCCGCCTGTGTTAGCACTTCCTGAGGTATTATATGCTCCGCCGCCACCTGCTCCACCGGGAGCGCCGCCATCGGGTCCATATTGACCACCACCGCCGCCACCAGCACGTTGTACACAAGATCCTGAAATATTAGATGTTGAACCAGCTCCACCAGCTCCTGCTGCTACAGATGGGTTTTGATTTCCTTGTGTGCCGACAGCACCTGCGCCGCCGCCACCTGCGCCACCTTGATATGTGCCGCCGAGTCCTCCGGCATTTCCTTGAGGAGGAGAAACTGGAGGAGTATTTCCTGCTCCTCCTAAATTATTTTTGGATGGGCATGAAGAACCTCCACTGCCACCTCCACCACCAGATCCACCAGCGAGACCGTGACCGCCATCATAACGTCCACCTGTTCCACCACCAGCTGATGTAATTGTTGAAAAAACTGAATTGCTTCCATTTCTTTGAGGTTGATTATCAGCAGGATTATAAGGAGGAGAATTAGGACCTCCACTACCAACTGTAATAGGATATGTTACACATTTTTCTACTTCAAAAGATTTACAAGCAATGGTTCTATAACCACCTGCACCGCCGCCACCTGGACCATAATAATTATATCCTGCAGCACCTCCGGCAATAACTAAATATCTAACATTATATGTATTAGGTCCTCCTCCAGAACCAAAACCTAAAACTTGATACCCAAAACTTTTTGTTTTTGGACCGTGACGAGTATCGACAGGGGGATCACCAATGACTCCATTCCCCATCATTCCTGCTGTAAATAATCCTGGTTGTCTACCTTTCATTTATTCCTCCTATGCGTCGTTCGCAGCGTCAGTAGTAAAGAATAATTTAATTCCTAATAATCTTGCATCTCCTGTAAAGGTATCACTACCATCTGCTGCGTCTCTGTAAACTTGAAAAAATGTATAATCGTTATCAGCTGGAGATCCGGCAATTGTTATTGCACTACTCTCTCCTGTAACTTGAACGTCTTCTACAGTTCCAATTCCAGCATCTGTAACTTCTTGAGCTGTTCCAAAAGCCACATCTGCAGTGTCACTATCACTACAACTAACTCCTTGAACACCAAAAATACAGTTTCCGGTATTTGTAGAACTTGGACTCCACCAAGCTTGAAATGTAACAGTTCCTAAATTCCATGATTTTGGCATTGCAATTGCAAACTGTGCATATTCTGCTGTACTTGCATCAAAGTCTAAAACTTTTAAATCTGGTCTAGTTGCTGTTGTTTCAACTTGTTGAGGATCGGCTCCATTAGTAGTTGATCCATACATAGCAGAAGCTGGAACAAAAATAGTTTCTTTCCCTGCAATTTTAACTGCAGATGAACCACTCTTAAGAGTACCCGTTCCTGCTGGATTAATATTTAAATCTGTATTTGTTTCACCATCAGCCGCAACAATTGGACCATTTCCACTTGCAGCATTGGTTATTTTAACTTGGTTTACAGCTGAACCTGTAACACCAAAAGTAATTAATTCATTAGCACTACTATCTGCTATATATTGACCATCTGTATAACTTAAAGCAACATCTTTAGATGCATCAATAATATCTGTTCCGTTGTGATAACAGAAAGTTGTTACTGGTGCGCTTGATTTATTTTGAGGAAGAGCTCTTAAAACTACTCCTGTTTGAGAAGTAACTTTAAAAGTTAATGAATAATTAGATCCACTTCTATTTGTTTTATCAACAACTAAATAACCTTTTTCAATATTAGCTGCTGGTGAACCTGCTTGTGCTGGAAC